AGTTATCATTATGCAGATACCGTGTTGTTAGCAGAATTTCTCCTTTGATATGCTGCTGGCGTTCTTGTATTGTTATTAGATAATCTTGCTTGAAATGCAGCAGGTGTTCTTGTTGAGTTATCAGTTTTCCTTGCTTGATAATCTGCATTCCAATTTTTAAATGTTCTAGTAGCCCATCCCTCATTACCTGAGAAATGATTTACAGTGCTACTACCTGGTTGAGGACTGACAGCATTACAATCTTTATCGTTTCTTTGATATGCCATTAGCGTTTACCTCCATTCATTTGCTTGAGCATTTTCTGTAACTCTGATGTAGAACCTACAAACATAGCATTGTTTGTAACATTCTTAGGACCTTTCTTCTCTTCATCTAGATCTTTGACCTTCTTTTGGAGATCCATAAGTTTGTCAGTCATGTCTGCTACCTGTTTCATGGCGTTTGTAGCGACTTCATATGCTCTTGGATGCCCTGACTCCTGTGCAACCTCTAACGCTCCTTGTACCGCTTCCTGACCTTGATCTATAAGTCTATAGAGTTCTGCTCTCGTATACTCATAGTCTTTTTCCCTATCTTCTGCGACATCATTTGATAGTTGCTTTTTCTTTTCTGGTTCTTTAGATACATCAATATCTAATATATCTTCCATGTTTTCTTCTAAACTTTTCATAAGAATGACATCCCTTCATTAAATCCAAAGTCATCATCAGCAGTTACTAATGCGTCATCAGCAGCAGTAACTTGACCATCTTGGTTGATGTCTGTTTTTGCTTTGGGTGTGTAAGATAGTTCAACGTGTCTCTTATTGACAGCAGTATCACCAATAGTTTCAATAATACGAGACTTACGAATAACATCTGCCTTGGTGTAAGGACCGTAGATGTAAGACTTAGCAGTAAACTGCATTGTGTAGGTTATACTACGTCTTGTACTAAAGTCATCTTCCCAATCATCATCAAAGTCTACACTATTCAATACAACAGCAACATCTCTAACTTCATTCATATCAGGAATGAACTTTAAACTCATACTAAATGAGGGTTGAAAGAAAGGAAGTATCTGTTCTAGTATTTGTAATCCGTCATCTTGAGACTTACAAAGAATACCAACTTCAAATGAAATATTGTATGGTACAGGTATATACTGAGTTCTTACTTCATTACCGTTATCATTAATAACAGTCTTGTACTTTTGTGTGGCAGGTGTTTTTCTTGCAGCGTCATAATCAATACCAGTCATTTCAAAATAAATTCGTGGTAAAGTAATTGCTACTTTTCTACCATCAGTAGGGTTACCTTGCAGTCTATATAAGAATTTTTGTTTAGGACCGTAGGCAAGAGGAACTTTCTCTGTCTCAATAACTTGACCATCAACTGTTTTTTTGAGTTCAATATTATTGAAAAGAGTACCAAAGGATACAACAGTTTTTCTAACTGCTTGATTATAAAATTGTGTTCCTAACATCAGAAGCTACCTGTATAATTACCAAATTCACCAAATGGGTTTGTTTCTCCCCAATCAATTAAATCATCTGCACCATCTTCAATCGCTTGGTTTTGATCATATTCAGTGCTTTGATTATCAATTGTAGAGAATGTCCCTAATGTATATATGGCATTAGATTCAACCCCTCTAATCATATCACCATCAATAAAGTTACCTGTGCGATTCATAACTTCAAGTGTATATGTCACGCCATTCCAGTCAGCAACCTCAGCAATGGTAGCACTCATTAGATCATATAAAATTGCTTGTCCACCACTAGTAGTAGTTTCTTCCCATGCGTTAATGATATATCTTACATTTGCAGTATCATAATAGAAATAACCAGGTGTAGTAGTAGCAGTTGTTCCATTGTATTGATAAACATAACAAATACGTTTATCTTCAAACTTCCAATAGAAATATTTTTTCTGTGTAGTAGTAGCAAACACAGGATCAAAACCACCACTACCAGTTACAGTAATAACTTTATTAGATGAAGTCCATGTTCTTCCTGCACCTTGTGCAGTAAATCCACCTATGACTACATGTTCGTCATTGAGGAATTGAACAGCTTCTGGTGGTGCGTCAATAGTTATTGTTGGAGGATTTACATTTGTTGAGTCATATCCGCTACCACCATTAACAATAGTAAGAGTAACAACACCACCATCTAATATAGAAGTTGTAATAATCCCTCCAGATCCATTACCTGCATTACCAATAGTAACATTTGGTGGAGTGTTATATCCTGTACCAGCAAGCGTTACAGTTGCTTGTGATATAGCACCACTAGAATCTACTTCAAGAGTTCCAGTCGCTGTTTGTCTAGTAGTAAGAGAGAGATTTAGTGTTGTAATATTACTAAACTGTCTTTCTACATCATCAATCTCATCAATACCTGTATCAAACTTATCAGCACCTTGCTCATATATCTCAGCAGTGAGTTGATAAAAATACTGTTTACCTAATTGGAAGAAAGGATTTTCTCTTTCAACATACTTAACTTCATAGAGATCCTCTGTCATTGGAAAGTAGATTAGATCTCCTTCATTAGGTCTGCCATCTACAGCAAGGTTTAATGCAGGATTAGCAGACTGTTCCCATCTTCTTCTTGATACAACAAAAGTTATCTCATCAGTTATTCTCAAACCAAACTTACTTACAAACTCTGCACCTGCACCAAAACCTTCTACGTTCACAAGGAACATCTCTATCATATAACTTTGATTAAATTCAGACTGTATAACTTCCCCTAACGTCTTATCTTTCAGATGCACTCTAGGAATATAAAACACATCAGATCCAAACAACTTGATTTGTTCATCAACCAAGTCTTGTACAAGATTCTGTTCGGTGGCAACACCACCGTGTTGAGGAAAGTATACTTTTTTCATCCGATCATGTCAAATGGTGGTAATTCGTATGTAGAGAATGACTTCTCTTCTATCTCTGCAATTTCTTTTTGAGCATCTTCAAAGATTTCTCTACCATTAATGGCAACTCCACCAGGAAGTTGGATACCATTAAACTTAATTAGGTTCTGTCCCCACTGCCTTTTAATAAGAGCAGTAGCATATTTTTTTAAGAAGATGTCACTATAGACTTGAGTATATGTGTCAGGATCTAATGCTCTATGACATTCAACAATGACATGTACATCTTCATCTAACATGTCCTTACCAACATCAATATAAAGTCTGTCCTGTCTCATATTAAATCTAAACTGAACAAAAGCTCCGTTGTTCAGAACCATATCCATAGTCTCCATCCAAGTCTTAACCATATAATAGTTAAGAAAGTCTAGAGATCCTACAGCATATAGATCATTCAAAAAGATCTGATACTCAATACCAAATAAATTATTTCTAATTGCATTACTAGCAAGACCAAATACTTTAGTCACACCAACTACATCCGCAGGTAGTTCAAGGTATCTATCTCTAACTTCCCATTTTGTACCACTAGCTAGAGTGGTTGTTGTGTTCTGTGTTTCAAATTTTGTCTCATCAGCAGCAGTGAATAAATGCTTCATATAAGCAAGTTCAGTACCATCGTAGTGTCTCATACGATAATACTGAAGTGCATCATCTATTGAATCTTCTATCTGATCATCATCAACATTGATTTCTAATACTGGGAAACCTAACTTTCTAAGACAATAATCTTTAAGTTCAGCTCTACTGGCAGGTTCTGCCATAACATCTACCTACAATTTTCCTAGATGTATTTATATCAAAGTAATCCCTTGTCTCTATCTTCCTTTACTTGTTTCTCTTCTAATTCTTTTTCTTTCTTAAGTTGTCTATTAGTCCAGATACCTACTGCTATGATACTTAAGTATGCAAGTGTATCATCTAACATAACAAGAAAGAATATTGTTGATCCACCAAATCTGATCCACTCTGGAAATGGTTTTATTAATCTACCACCTATCTTACGGAATGTACCTTCAAACTTGAAGTATAATATGATGAGTGCTGTGATGACAAACTCACTATATGGTACAACAAAGTAACATGATAGGAATATAAACAGAGGCCAGTAGTGCCTTTCATCAACCTTTTTGACAAGGTTAAAGTATTTTTTGAGTAGTTTTTTAATCATAATTTAATATTAGTAATATAATTGAAGTTAATAACCATCCTAAAAGGAGAGTTTGTACAGGTAGTACCCGCATGTTTCATGGTGTGAGGAAATGTGACTAGTCTATTCATAACAGATTCAACTTTAGTTCCATCCTCAAAAAGTGTGTATCCATCATTAGTATTCATATAGAGTATAGATGTTCTAACACAATCTGGAGTATCTTCATCCTCTACATCAATATGCATTCCACCTTCCTCAATCTCTTTTGTAGATAATGATAAATTCGCTTTTATTCTCATCAAAGCAACAGGGTTAATTT